TTTGCCAGCTCCTGCTCGCCCAGCGTGCGCAGGGCTGCCAGGTAATCCGCCTGGGACTGGCTGTCCTCTTTTTTCTTGCTGGAGGCGTCCAGCAGCATCTCCCGCCGGGCCGCGCCGGTGTTGCCGGTAGCCCCGACGGTCACTGTTCCGTCTGCGCCCACGACCGTACAGATGTTTTTGTAGTCCGTGATGCTCTCGGTGTAGGTCAGGTCGGTCAGGTTGCCGTACTGCGGCGCATACCGGGCGTTGGGGTCCAGTTTGGGCCGGTACAGCTCAAACAGCAGCTTTTTCTGCGGCTGGTCGAACCGCACCCGGAAGCCGATGTCCAGCTCCTGACACACCTGCTCGGCGATGGAGAGCAGGCTGCCGGGCTTGACTTCGCCGGTGTAGGTGTCGGTCAGGCCTGCAGCGTCGCCCAGTTCCAGACAGGGCCATGCGGTCCCGGACACCAGACCACGCAGCGTGTTCTCCACGGCAAAGCTGCTCAGCGTTCCCGTGCTGATCCGCTCGTCGAGGATGCAGGCGGCATCCTTTGTGGAGATGACCAGTTTGTGGTCGGCCTTCTGGGCAGATACGATGCGCATGAGCCGGTCACTGCCGATGAGCCAGAGATACCGGTCCGGGCGGCAAAGCGCCTGCAGGGCGGTGGTGTCGTGGAGCTCCAACTGGGCTCCCTGCACATTGCTGTAGACATTATAGCGCTCCGGCCACACCAGAGACACCCAGCTCTCAATGCGCCCCAGCGGCCGCAGCTGGGCATCGTAAACGCAGATGCTTTTGTGCCCGGATGCAGTCAGGGCAGATGTAATATCAGCCATGAGGTTCCTCCGTGATGATCGTGGTGAACGCGGCGTGCATGGTCAGCGACAGAAACAGCCAGCTGTCACCGGAATCCGCCGTGCGCTGCCATGTTTGCGCCCCGTGATATACGGTCCAGAGGTCGCTGCTCTCGTCCAGCACGGCAAAGACGTCGTAGTTTTTGCCGTCGATGACCTGCTCCACCCGAAGCTGGCCGTTTTCCCGGTAGACCTGCAGCTCGTCGCCGTCCTGCAGGGTCGTGACGAAGCGCAGAGATTCGCCCGTTTCCGGGTTGATGACACCGGGGTTGACCACATCGCCGCGGGCGGTCAGCGAGAGCTTCCAGTTCTGGGTGTCCAGACCATCGTTGAGGATGCGGATGTAGCTGGCCTGCTCCCGGATGCCGTACTGGTGCGAGGTGTAGCACGCAGGCAGCCGGAACACGGGCGTCACCTTAATGGTCGCGGCCAGCGTTTCGGTTACACTGTGCCAGTAGGGGTTCGGGCAGTACAGCTGAAAACTGAACGTCGGCCAGCGCAGCGCAGCACTGATGGCCGGGCAGCGCTGCACCTCGGCGTCGCAGTAATACTTCCCGGCCACGGTGAGCCGCCCGGTGACGGATGGTGCAAAGATGTCCCGCAGCTGACGCTTGCAGTAATCGGCGTTGCGCAGGATGCGGCCGGTGATGGTGCGGGTGACGCCGGAAATGCTCCGGCTCTCCACTGTCGCGCCCACCTGCTGGTAGCCCTGGCTGGTCTCCAGATCCACGGGCAGGTCGCCCAGCGGGTCACAGCTCCAGAGCACACCGGCAGCATAGCCAAAGGCGAAGCTCTGGCCGTCACTGGTGGTAAAAACGGCATCAAACACCCTGCAGCACCGCCCTTTCCTGCTCATACTGCGCTTCACGCATTAGGTCGGCGGCCGTCTGCGCTTTGCTGTAGATATACTGGTTCACTTCGATGTTGGGCCGCTGGGTGCGCTGGGGCAGCGGCGCGGTCTTCTCGTAGTCCCACAGCGAGGAGGACGCGCCGGTGACGGTGCTGCCTGCGGTGCCGGACGAGCCGGTGCTGATGGCGCTCTTTTTAAAGGAGCCGCCGATACTGGCCACGATGGCCGCAATGGTGGCCGCCAGAGCTGCACCGGCTGCGATCATCAAAATCGCCTGCGGGGCACCGAAGCCCGTCGGGAACAGTGCCGCACCGATGGCCTGCAGCATGCCAACAAAGGCAGAGCCGATGGAGCCGATCAGACTTCCCAGCGATGCAAGGATAGAAGGAAAGCTGGAGAGCAGCCCGCCCTGCAGGCCCTTGCTGATGGCCGTAGCCGCTGCAGTGATCGGGGCTTTCAAGCCAGAAAAAATGTCGGTCAGAGTGCCGCCCAGGCCGGAGAAGCGACTGATGACGTCACCGAGGCCGCTGGTCAGACCGTCGCAGATCTGGCCGCCCAGTTTCCAGGCACCGTTCGCCAGCTGGCTGACGCCCTGTTTCAGCACGCCGTTGACCTGCTGGATGAGGGCCTTGCCGGTATCGTCGATGAGCTGCTTGGTCTCCGGCGCAAGGCCATTGTACAGGGTGGACAGCACCCACTTGCCGACGGACTGCCAGTCCTGCTTCTTCACCGCTGTCACCAGCGTGTCGAAGGTGCCCAGCACACCCTTCTCGGCTTCTTCCTGCCAGCCCTTCGTCAGGCCGGAAAAGCTGTCAGCACTGGCCCGTTTGATGGTCTCAGCAACGGATTCGGTGCCGTCGGCGGCAATGGTCCTGGCGCGCTCCACCGTCACGAGCATCCCGTTCAGCACCTCGGTCTGCGTTTCGGTGATGACCTGCTTTTGCTGGGTCGTTCCGTCGGTGAGCGTCTCGGTGACAGTTTTGGTGTTGGTCTGGATGCCGTCCACCACAGCATCAAAGGTCGAAGTGACCGAGAGGGCCGTCTCGCGGACGGTCTCCATGGTCTGCTGGATGGTCTTCTTGCCGTCCGCGCCGATGGTCGTCACCGTCTTGATGTCCTTCAGGAGGCCATTCACCATCTGGCGGCTGGTCTCGGTGATGACTTTTTTCTGCTGACGCGTGCCGTCGGAGAGGAGTTCGTTCGTGGTCTGGGTGGTGCGGGTGACCTTGCCCAGCATTTCGGTCACGGTGTCAGAGTAGGACTCGACCGCCGACGCTGCCTTCTGCGCGGCTGTCTTGGTCTTCTTGCTGGATGCGGCCGCCGCGTCGCCGGATTTGGTGTAGGCCGGGATAGCGATATCCGCCATATCCTGGGCACTGTCGGCGAGGTCGGAGTTCGCGCCGATCCAGTCATTCAGGCCGGAATCATCGCCGCTGGCGGTCTCGGCCAGGTCGAGGCCTGCCGTGACAGCAGTGGCCACCGACCCGGCACCGGTCAGACCGTTGATGAAGTTCTGGATCGCGGTTTTTGCCAGCTGGAACAACTTTCCGGGCAGCTCCCACAGCCACTTCAGGGCGCGGGAAAAGCCACCCTTGAAGGCCGCCAGCAGGCTGGAGCCCATGCTCTTGACACCACTTGCGATGTGGGTGAGCAGGCTCTTGCCGATGTTCAGCCAGTTGACGGCCGAAATGACCGAGAGCACCGCCTGTAAAATCTTCTTCCAGTTTGCCAGCAGCTGCGGCACCGCCTTGCCGATGCCCACCACCAGCTGCACCACAAGGGAGACGCCCTGCGCAAGGATCTTGGGCATGTTGTCGTTGATGCTGCCGCAGATGTTGATGATGATATCGGGCACATAGGCGATCAGGTCCGGTAGGCCCGCGATCAGGCCGTTCACCAGCTGGGTGATCATGTTCAGGCCCGCATTCACGAATTCGCCCGCGTTGGCGCGCAGCTCCTCAGTGAAAGAGAGCAGCTGCGGCAGGGCATTGGACAGAAAATCCGGGATGCCCTGCGCAAAGCCCTCGGCCAGCGAGTTGAGCAGATCGGTGCCGGACTGCAAGATCGTCGGGACCAGCGTATACACCAGCTGCGGGATGCCCTGCAGCATATTGCCGATCATGGGCAGCAGGTTACCCTCCAGGAAGGTCTGCGCCGTGTCGGCCAGCGCCTGCAGCGGCTCTGTCAGGTCCGCACCGGTGGACCACGCTGCCAGCACGTTTTCAGCCGCGGCTTTCATGGAAGCAAAGCTGCCGGTCAGGGTGGTGGACGCCTCCTTGGCTGTGGTGCCGGTGATGTCCATCTCCTGTTGGATGACGTGGATGGCGCTGTACATGTCGGCCAGGTTGCCCAGGTCGTACTTGACGCCGGAGATCTTCTCTGCGTCCTTCAGCAGGCGCTGCATTTCAGCCTGCGTGCCGCCGTAGCCCAGCTTCAGGTTGTCCAGCATGGTATAGTTCTGCTTTGCAAAGCCCTGATAGGCGTTCTGGATATCCTGCATATCCGTGCCCATCTTATTGGCATTATCAGCCATGTCCACCATGGCCATGTTGGCCAGCTGGGCTGCAGCATTGGTGTCGTGGCTTACGCTGGACAGCAGGCTGGCTGCAAAGCTGGTGGTCTGCTCCATGTAATCGTTGGCGGACAGGCCCACAGTCTTATAGGCTTGGGCGGCATAGGACTTGACGGTGTCGGCGCTGTCTTTGAACAGCGTCTCCACGCCGCCCAGGCTCTGCTGCAGTGCACCGCCCAGGTTGAGGGATTCCGAGATGAGCTTGCCGATGCCTGCCGCAGCCACGACCTTTTTGATCGTGCCGACCAGCTGTGCACCGATGCTCTGGCCGGTCTTTTCGCCCAGGCCGTCGGTCTCCTCGCCGAAAATGTCGGTCAGCGCAGCACGGATGCCCTGCGCCGAGGGCACGATCTGCACATAGGCTTTCGCCATTTCAATGCCTTCCGACATTGTCAACCACCTCCTTTCAGGGCCGCAAGAGCGGCATCAAATGCTTCCGGGCTGTCGTAGCTCTGCACATTGCCGTCGTCTCCGGCGGAAATGCCCATCAGGTCGGCCACCACAGAGGGCGGCTTCGATGCATCGCTGTGCAGCCACCAGACCACCTGGGTCAGGCGGTCCGCAGCATAAGCCTGCAGCTCCGTGGAAAAGGGCACGGTCCGGCCATGCACCCGCATCAGGCTGCGGCTGTCCTCCGGCAGACCGGCGGCCAGGGTGGCCGCCAGACGCAGCGGCAGGCTGCGCCAGCTCAGCACATGGTAATACTGCGCAAAATCGCAGATGAGGGCATCCTCGTCCGACGCGATCAGTTCGGCGAGGATGCAGAGTTTTTTCCGGCCTTGAAGCTGGTGAGCAGCTCATTCAGCGCCTTGTCGAGGGCACTCATGGGGACAATGCCCTTCTCATTGCGCAGGTGGTCGTACAGGCGCGCCTTGTTCTCCGGCGTCAGCATCCGGTCGCGCAGGACAAAAAAGGCCGAGGGGTCCTTGCCCAGCCTGGTCATAGCTTCGATCATTTCCGCGTCGTCCAGGAAATTCTCGTCCAGCTCGATTTCAAAGCCATCGTTCGTTTTTGCAGTGATCATGCCTGTGCCTCCTTGTTACTTGCGGTGTTCTTGACGGACTGGGTCACGGCCTTGCTGCCGCTGGCAGACTGAGCTGCTTCTGCCGCGATGATGTACTCGTAGTGGGTGTTGCCCTTATCGTCCGGTACGGCGGTGATGGTGGTGTTGTAGCCCACCGCACCGTTGGAGTAGGTAATGTCGCCCACCGCGGTGACGGCGGCGTCCGGGATGACGATGCGCTTGAGCGCGCCGTTCTTCATGACCATCTCCACGACCCAGGAGCAGTCCTTCTGCTCGGAGGAGTTCGCTTTGACCGTGATGCCGGCCTCCAGTGTGCCGGTGACGTTGTCGTCGCCGTACACGGACTTCAGCACAGCCGTGCTCAACGCTTCCAGCAGGGTGTAAGCGAAGGTGTCAGGCTTTTCGGTCTGCTGGGTCAGCACGGTGTCACCGCCCCAGGCGGTGGTGTTCTCGCTGGAGGGCGAGTTCGAGTTGGTCAGGCCGTCGCTGGAAATGTAGCCCAGCGACTGGAAGGCTTTGTCCAGCTCAGACTTTGCGTCCGTGGGCAGCGGGGTGCCCAGCGGGGCGCGCCAGACCGCGCCGCCGACCTTGGGTTTTGCAGCAGTTACGTTCTTTGCATCCATAGAGATACTTCCTTTCGTCAGTAATGTGTAACAGAAAAAACGGCCTGATAGCGAGGCCGTTTGCGTGTGGTATCCGGGAAATTGTACTCAGTGACAAGGTCGCAGGAGACGACCTCGGTCAGCATGTCGGCAGCCTGCATGGCCTGCACCACAAAATGGCTCAGCTGGGCGGCAGAAAAGTCGCTGCGGCCGTAGGACTGCACCGCCAGCGTGGCTGTGTAAACGCCTTCGTCGTGGCTGTCGCCGGTCTTTTCCAGGATACAAAAATTGCCGGAGGGGTTCTCCGGCATGGACATGTAACAGGGAAAAGCATTTTTCAGCAGGTAGTTCAGGATGATTTCTTCGATCATTTCTTTCGCTGGTAGCTCCTCACGGTGATCACTCTGCCGTCCTTCAGGTGGCGCTTGTGCTCATGCACCACCGCACCGGAACGGCTGGAAGAAACGGCTTTCAGCAGCGTGTTGTTGGCCGAGTTATCGGTGTAGGCAGCTGCAGAGGTGGTCTCCACCACGGCCACAGCGCGGGTCTGGGCTACATAGGCCTCATACCCGTCGCCGCAGCGGTCTTTCACGGTGTCGGCGCGGTCTTTGAGCACAGCCTGCATCTCCGGGGAGCGCAGCAGGGCGCGGACGCCGGGGCTGTTCAGCTCGATCTTGACCTTAGCCATAGCGCTCGACCTTCACTTTCTTGTTCCAGTCCAGCGGCACGAGTTCCTCAATGTACTGCTGTACACCGCCGTAGGTGCGCCATTTCTGGCCGAAAAATTCAACGGTAACATCATCCCAGTTATGGGCATCGCCTTTCGGGATGCACAGCTCATAGGCGAGATGATGGCCGTTCAGCTGCAGGTCGGTCGTCACAGCGGAAGCATCTGCCGGAGTGACCAGCACATTCTCCACCGTGACCGGCGTTTCTGCGTAGATGGGGTCATGGAAGCGGTCCTCACCGGTCTGGGTCTTCTCGTACAAGGTGACAGGAATGCCCTTAATCCACGGCATAAGGTTCGATCACTCCGATCCGCTGGCGGCGCAGGCCCAGCCGGGCCAGCTCCGATTTTTTGATGAACAGGCCGCCGCCGGGCACCAGAAAAGAGCCGGAAGCGGAATACCCGCCTGCCGACTGGGTGAACTGGGTCATAGGCTCCTGATTCGTGCTGGTCATGAGGGTGCGGGCCGCCACGTCCACCGTGACGCTCTTGGCCACGAGGGCCAGCGCCGGGTCAGCAGCCACAAGGGCGGGCAGGTCTTTGCCCACCTTGCGGGCTTCCACATCCAAACTGGCCGAGACCACCTCCAGCAAGGGAGATGCCCGGGCCTGTTCGGCGGCGGTCATGGGACGCCACAACGCCGCCAGATCTTCCAGTGTGGCGTAGGTCATTCGGCGGCCTCCGCTTTCTCCTTATCGGCCTTGGCGGTTTTGGACGACTTGACCGGCTCCCAGTCACCGCCGGAAATGCGGCAGGGCGTCTCGATCACAGCGCCGGTCTTTTTGTTGCGATACTGCATGATGATTCCTCCTTAGGCGCTGGCCTTGATGTGAGCGAATGCGGCGGCATCCAGAATGCCCCAGCCGATGTAGGCTTCGCCGCGCAGATACACCTGATTGTGACCCTTCAGGTCACCCAGCGTGGTGTCGTTGTCGGGGTTGCCGTACTGGATGACCTCAATGGGGATCTCCTTGGCGTAGCCCCACTTGAAGCAGTTGGCGAAATCGCCCACCAGTGCGCGGTCCAGACTGGAGCCGGAGGACAGGTTGGAGGTGGATTCGACATGCAGGCCGTTCACCTCGCCGGGATTGGCACCCCATGCCAGCTGCGGATACAGCTTTGCGCCGTCGGTGGTGGTCTGGGCCGCCAGTGCACTCTTGAAGCTGGGCGCCAGGATCATACCGGTCACGTCGCGCTCTGCACCCTGCACCAGAGCAATGGCAGCTTCCACGTTAGTGTCGGGCTTATCGCTGGCCGCAATGGTCACGGCCTGCGTGACCTTTTTGTCGAAATGATTGTCGCCGATGACAGAAGATGCCGTGCCGGTGCGCGGATTGACGCCGTGAAGGGCCATCAGATCCAGACCCTTTGCCACCTTCTTGGCGAAGCCATCTGCGAAAGCCTCCAGAACGTTCATCTGGTATTCCTCGGAAGCGTACAGGAATTCATCCGACACGCGGGCACCGTACTCGACCTTCAGCGGCAGAATGGTGATGGAATCCACGGTCGCGCCGCCCTTGGTCTTGGCACCGTTTTCGGCCACGATGTCCACTTCCTTGTCCAGCGTGAAGGTGAACTCCTTCATGCCATTGAACGGGATGGGCGTTGCGCCGCAGAGCTTCGCCAGCGCGGATGCACCGGTGGTCTTCTGGATGAAGCCGGGCACCAGCTCGGCGGGAAACAGGGAACCTTTGCTCAGAATATCAGGCATTGTAAACTCTCCTTTAGTCGTTGTTCATCAGCTGGTTGGTGAAGGTGCGCAGGGCGTCACGCTTGCTGCCGCCGCTGGGGTCCGGGTCGCCACGCGACGGTGCGGGCGGGTTCTTGGGCTTGAGCAGCTTCAGCAGGCTCTGGGCGTCCTTGCGGATGTCGGCCTCGGTGGAGCCGTTCAGCCGCGAGGACATCTCGAACGGCAGACCGACCTCATGGGCGATGCGGGACTTGAGGGCGTCCGTCTCGTAGGTCTGGATACGGGCATTCAGATCTGCGTTCTGCGCCTTCAGGTCGTCGTAATCGGCATAGGGCGCGAGACGGTCTGCGACCGCTGCGTCGAATGCTTCCTGCGTGGTAATGGGTTCAAATGCTTCTGCCATAGAAAAACTCCTTTCGTTCTGGCAAACAAAAACAGGCCCGTGTGGCCTGTTAATAGCTGGTGCGCTGGCGGCGCTTCGCCTTGCCCTCGGCGCATTGCCAGTGGGCAAGGATGACGCTGTCCAGCAGTTCGATGTGGCCGCCCTCGGTCAGGGAACGGTAGCCAAAGCCGCCGTTGGAGCCGATGGCCCGCTTTTCGCAGTTGGAAGCTGCCTGTGTAAGGCCGGGCTGTCCGGCGTGGCACAGGGTCTTTGCAAAAAGGGCCTGCTCAAAGGCAGCGTTGGCCGTGATGACCTGCTTGACTGTTGGAAGGACGGGTGCCTTGAGGTGTGCGGCTTTCATGGCGTCGGCCAAAAGCTGCTGCCCGCTGGCACCGTCCACCGCCACGGCGGCGAGGTCGGCTTTTGATAAAAAATCGAGGAGCCACCCACTGCCCGCCCGGGTGGGGCGGCAGTCGATGGCTTCCACGAAGATGGTGTTGTCTTTGGTGCGGCACG